TTGAATATTTTAACTAATAATTATGGAATAAAAATATTGTTTTCATATACAATTTATTATTAAATATGTATTTCAAAATATAACAAAATACCATTATATTCCAATTAAATAATCATTCAAAACCACATCGCGCTCAAAACCACATCGCGCTCAAACCCACATCGCAAAATATCCATCATCCATATATATGCAATTCTCAAACAACACCGGCAGCAAGATTGTCAGACCCGCGGTCCAGTATTTAGACGGAATGTCTGTCCAATCATTCAAGGAATTGCTCGCACAGAACCCCGGGCACGTCATCCTTAAACTCGGCGCCGAATGGTGCGGACCATGTAAAAAGATTGAACCTCTCATCGACCACTGGTTTGCTAAACTCCCCAATTCCGTTAGTGCCCATATTGTCGACATTGACGAATCTTTTGAACTCTATGCCAGTTTCAAAACAAAACGCCAAATCAATGGTATTCCCGCCATCCTCTGTTTCCGCAAGGGCAATGACAGTTTTATTCCCGATTTTGCCGTCACTGGGTCAGGTATTGACCAAATCAATACGTTTTTTATACAACTGATGAATGAGTCAAAATAAGCAGTCGTGATGAATAAGTATAAAAACAATGTAGTAATTGGTTTTATATAGAATGGAAGATGGTATTGAAAGAAGTATGTCATTCTTGATTGCGGAGCTTGAAAAAAAACAACAAATAACTAGGCCGAAATATGAAGAGCAAGTTCATCCGATAGGACTTAGTTTAATTGGTCGTGAGACTACACCCATTGGTCATGACAATACACCGATTGTTCGGCAAGAGGTTTGTCGCGAAGCTTGTCCCAATACTGGTCGCGAGGCTTGTCCAAAGACTGGTCAAGATCCCTTAGCCAAGACCACACCAAATCTCCAATCTACAAATACAGGCTCTGATTCGTAACAATGTATTTCAGCACAAGCTCATCTATTTTGGCCAATTTTAGCGCAAATCGCGTAAACTCCGCATCTCCCAAGGCTCCACACATCCCCATCAATTCACGCGATATCGTGGATATTTTCAACAACGCCTTGCTAAAATCTCCCACCGACACTCCCTTCTCTTCACCAATTTGACAAATCACTTCGCGGCATTCGCCTTCATCTTCGCATTCACACCACGCCTTCACGTAGTCCACAATATCATAACAATGGTCTTCATCCGGCACCGAAATCCCATGTCGGTTCTCGCACATAAGCAAATCCTCCTTCGACGCATTAAACGAATTAATCATATGATTTAGTAAAACATTGTCGGAAACTTGTTTGAATCCCGCGTATATCCGGATATCCTCGCTCACGCGGACATCTGTGAACAAACTGAACGCCGCCGCCAATTCAGCCGAGCTCAATCCCATGAAGAGCTCACATGTATTTGCCATTAGAACCGGATGGATTTCGGCAACGCGCGACGCAATCACGCCTTTCGGTTCAGTTAGCCGGTATACTCCGTTTTCCACGCAAATAATCTCGTTCTCAATCAGACAATCTAATATATGTTCCACCGATTTCCACACATAATCGACGCCCGATACATATTGCTGTTGTTTCGTTTTCAGCGCTTTCGACATCTTGACAAACTCTGTATTATATCCCAACTCTTTTTCCAATTGCTGGAACTCTTCGCGCATCCGCCGTAAAGACATTTCCACCTCTTTGCGTTTCTTGTTTGCCGAGTATTCCAGCCGTTCCGTCAATGCGACATATTCGAGAATCTTTTCGCGCGGTGTGCGCAAATGCGCGAATCCCGCATCTTTCGCTTCCACTTTCACTTCCAAATCAGCAATTTCGGCGGCGAGTCCGCGGTTCTCCAATTCGATTTCCCCCTGAAGCATCGAACATCGCGCAAACTCAACAAAGTCAATCATTCTAGCCTTCTCCTTGTGCGACAACACATTGAGAATCATCGGATAATATATCTTGAACTTGCTGGTTAGTCGCTGTGGCGTCCCTGACAACAACTCCTTATATGTGGTTATCGGCGGCAAATCAAACAAATTGGAACAGTGGACCACATTCCCAATCGTATCCAGTCCTCGTCGCCCGGCGCGACCCGCCATCTGTGTATACTCGTGTGCCAACAAGTATCGCGGCGTCTCGCCCCCATCATGTTTCTTCAAATTAAGGAATACCGCCGTCTTGATAGGACAATCAAGACCAATCGCGAAACTCTCCGTCGCAAACAGCACTTTCACCCGTTTCTCCGCAATCATGAACTCTACGATTTCGCGCAAAACGGGAATCATCCCCGAATGATGAATACCGATTCCGCGTTCCAAGAGCCGCACCAATGTCTCATATTCGGGCAACCCACTATATTCGCGCCAGTTCGCAAGTCGGCGCAGAAACGCGTCGCATTGACCCCGAATCACATAGGACACGGGGTCCACATTTTCATCAAGCAGTGGTATCGTCAGTTCTTCGGCACAAAGCTCCACATGTTTCCGGGAAAACACAAAGGCAATTGCGGGGAGCATCGATTCGGTATTCAAATGCGCAAACAGTTCGTTCAACACAGCTTTGCGTTTCATAAACACATGATTGTCGTACAATAATCGCAAAACGGCGCCCGCTTCACGATACGTATTTTCGCTAAACTTGCCGTCGGCATCCTGGATAACCAGACATTTGCCGAGAGAGGCGCGAGCCCGTGATTGCGTATCCTTGTCTTTCACTTTCTTGAAAAGTCCTTCGCCCGAGGTCAAGTAGACATAATGGGTGAGTGGCACAATACGTTTATGTGTTTGACATAGGACCACGTCTTTTGTGCCGGTTGTCTTAACCCAATCCGCGAACTTCTGAGGATTGTCGAGGGTGGCTGACAGCATCACCATCTGGACGTGGTTGGGCAACATCATGATACACTTTTCCCATACGTGGCCGCGATCGGGTGAATTAATCATATGAACCTCGTCGAAAACCACGGCGCCGAGGTCGTTATCAAGGTCAATATCGAATGTTAGTGAAGATGATGACGATGAGACCTTAGACGGGTCCAAAGATGATGACGTTTCAATCAAGAACAATTTGTTCATGAGTATTTCCGTGGTCATGATAAGAACTTGTGCCCCCGGGTTTGTTTTGGTATCCCCTGTCAAAAGTCCAAACGAGATATTGTCCCCGTATTTTTTGGTGAACTCGTATTTCTTCTGATTCGAGAGAGCTTTGATAGGAGAGCAATAAATCACGCGTTTGCCAAGTGCTGTGAAATGCTGAATCGCAAACTCCGCGGGCAATGTTTTTCCAGAACCGGTTGGCGCACAAACGAGCGCGTGATCGCCATCTACGATGGCTTGGATGGCCTGTTTCTGAAATGGAGATAGAGGAAACAAGAACGACTCAAAATAAGTGTTGTATTTGGGATCGGTTTGATAAGTGTCTTTGCTGGCGTCGGTCATTTTTCTTATAAAGGTGTGTAATAAGTGTGTAATAAGTTTGTGTATATAGACTCCATAAACATTGTGAAAAAAATCAATTTTTCACAATACTAGATAAAAAAGAAACGCCTAAATGTCATATATGGAATCACCAACTTATATAATCACATACACCAATCGACGAACAACCCATGAATCGAAACGCGAGCTTGAAAAGACAATCGACGACTTAGTAGACGAAGAAATTGCTAAAATTGTCAAGGAATACAAATTCGGCGGCAAAATATATGCGTGTACGCTTTATACGAATGAACAAGAGTTTGGCGCGGAAGAATACATTACGCACTATCGCGCACTAGGCAAACAATATGGACATGATTTTTTGACGGGGTTTGATATGATGGTAATAAGACGATTCAGCGTTTAAGCTTAAAACTACAATAAAATCAATTAGTCATAAACGTATCCTTAGCAAATTATAGACTTTCTTTGTTTATTCTTATAACTTCTAGATTTGTTTTTTTTATTTTTCTGGTGTTTTTTGTTATTGCGCGTTCTTATCATACCACCAGGTGTTTGGGCTTTGGCTTTGGTTTCGGCTTCGGCTTTGGCTTCTAAACCTTTTATTATGCGTTGAGTAGCAAGCATGTCACGGTGTAAGTCATTTGCAAGTGTTAAACACACCAATTTAGCATCTCGTGTTTTACTATTTGTGCAATTATTATTATTATTTGTTATTGCTTCATTTATCGCTATTAATCTATTTTTTTGTTCAGCGATACTCGCATTTACAGTTGGCATTGCTGTTCTAACTGATGCTGACGATGCTGACATAACTATATGATATAAACATAAAATATTGAGTCACATAATTAAAATTATTTATTAAAACCCCTAGAAGTACGTCGCCTGCGGCGACGACGCCGTGTCTTTTTCCTACCACCATTATTCTTCAGACTAACTTTCAACTTGGTGACACTATCTTTCAACTTGGTATAGTCAAAGTCTGTACCACCTCTACCCCAATCAATGATTGTAATACTACCATCAGCATTCACCATCACATTTTCCTCATGAATATCATTATGGTAAATATTGTTATCCGATAAACATTTCTTAATTTCAGTCAATTTGGCATTGACACGTGTACGCTGTTCCTCAGATGCTGTTTCTAAATAAGTCTTCAACATGGGGTCAACCACTTTTTCCATAACAATGAAAAATACACAATTATAATTGCCACTTGAAGAATCTAAATTGATTTTTCCAAATCTCAGAATGCGAGGTGTTTTAAATTCACATTTGGGAGCAATTATGTCATAAACAAATCTTTGAATAGCAACCTCTTTTACCAAATCAAAGTCGGCGCACACAAAATCATTATTGTATTCGACAATTTTTACAATTTTGTTTTGTGATTCAACATAAACGCTCGAATTGTAATAGACTGCTGGAAACTCACAGGTTTCAAACTGGCGATTTCTATGCAAAGCAATGGGTTTATTTGCTCTCATAATATTGGAAACAAGGTCTATGTTTTCTTGTGTATTTGTACTTTTTAACTCATCCATTGCTTCAGTAAAATATTTCTGTAGTTTATCTGATTTTATTTTCTTTATATAAGAATCGATTGACTCGGGTTCCCGTGGTCGTTTTCTAGAAACATTTGTGTTTATTGAAAGGGCAAATGGTCTTTTCATATATATATAAAATATGTGTTTATATATATTGTTTACGTGAGGAGCAAAATTATAGGTATAATCGCATAATAGACACAGTACCCTTAAACGAAGTACCCTTAAACTAGATGGGGGGTTAAAGGGGGTCGTAGACCCCCTTAAAGGTACTGACCCTTAAATTCCTCTACCGTCATGATGGGTATGCCTCGTGCCTCGGCATATTTGGTCTTCGACGAAACATCTCCCCTATCTTTCACTATTAACACAAACGTCGTTGTTTTCATTGCATCATCCAGCGTCGCGCCGACACGTTTCAGAAAATCAATAATTTCCGCATCTCTCACCTTGGTCATTACAACCGATTTGTTATAGAGAGGCGAATCAATTGCCGATTCCTTCATATCCGGTTCTTTCACCGAGACCATCAGTTTCCCCGACAATCCGCATTCTTCCAAGAATCTCACAAATGGCACAATCGCATCATAAAACTGCTCTCCATTCTTCTTGACCCCCACTTTCGCAAGGACTTCCAGTTTGTATACCTTGTTCTCAGCTGATGTCAAGAAATCCGGATGCGCCTCCAACAATGCATCAACCGACTTTCGTCCAATTCCACGCCCAAACATATTGGACGCGGTCATCAGTTCACCCAGTGTCACCGATTCCATACGAGCTCGAATACCTTCATAGAGCGCCGGTGCCGTCTTCCCTTTTCCAAACACTTTCTCCAGGGTCGCAAGGGGTAGTGCGAGAATCTTCGCAACTGAATCATGTCCCGCCTCTACTATCTTCTTCAAATTGGACTCGCCTAAACCTTTGATATCCAGTTCCAAGAAGAATCCCACCACGTTCTTGCGTTTGACCGCGGGGTCTTCTGCGGCATTCTCCACCATAATATCGACACGCGTCGGCGTCCACACATATGGCACTTCGGGCATTTTCGCTTTCGCCGGCGCAATGACTTCTCGAATATATGGAATCACATCACCTGACCGAATTATACGCACTATAGCACCCACACCAATCCCGTTTTCCTCGATGAACTTGCCATTGAACCCCGTAGTATACTCGATATTCACCCCCGCAATATTTACCGGTTCAATGCGAATCCGCGGTTTCAAATATCCGTCCTGACTCACTTCCCAGAGCACATCCACCACTTTGGTCTCTGCCATTTGGTCGCCAATCACCATCTTGAATGCGAAAGCATGTTCGGGATTGCCTGTACTGCGCGGATACACAGCGTCATTGGCAACAATGATTCCATCGGTCTCGTATTCGTATTTGGCCCGCGTATCTTGTAAAACGTCCGACAACATCTCATTCGAAAGTGTTTTCGACATCGTGTGCCAGACTGTCTTGAATCCATGGCTCAGCAGCGTCTCCATCTGTTTCGAAGGTTTTACCACCGGTTTTATGACCTCATACACAACAAAATCCAGGTCGCGTGTCTTATCATCAATGGTTTTCGCATTCACGATTCCCGCCACCAGATTTCGCGCGGTTGCGAATGCGCTCTTATACTTGGTCTCGAACACGGCCTTGCGCAAAATGAACTCGCCACGAACAACGAGTCCAGGAATACATGGCAGAGAAATGACCCGCGTTAAATGGCTCACGTCTTGGCCGACTTTGCCGTCTCCGCGCGTATAAAGTTGCGGCGTAGCCCCTTCACACGTGTAGAGGCCACTTACCCCATCCAGTTTGGCAGATAAGATATAGGGGCCCTTGTATTTGGCGGTCCATGCTGCCAAAGCGCCAGATTCGGGTTTGATTTTGTCCATGGATGCCATTTCGTAAGGGAGGACAACCTTGTTTTTGACTATTTTGGCGCCGACCTCTTTTATAGCGGTGTTTGCGGGGAACTTTCGTTCGATGTATTCTTTGATGATATCGTATTGGGCATCGGTTAAGAGAGGATCATAAGAAGAAGAAGAAACAGAAGACGCATTATAATAAACATCGTTGGCCTTTCGAATCATCGCGGAAAGTTGCGATTCGGACAATGACTCGAGCACAGAAATACCATGCTGGGCAAATGATTGGATAAGCTCTTCTTCTGAAGAAGCAACGTTTTTCTTGGTTCTGGGAGCACGAGGTTTCATATTAGGTCTTGCTTTCTTGGTTTTAGGTGATTTTTGCGGAGATGTTTTTATCAATTTTTCTGAAGGAGGTTCTTTAGGGGAAGGTTCTTTAGGGGAAGGTTCTTTAGGGTAAGGTTCTTTAGGGGAAGGTTCTTTAGGGGAAGGTTTTGCCTCAACTTTGGCCTCCGGCTTGGCAACCAGTTTATGAACAAGTTTTTGAACACTGCGCCCATCAATCCTCTCTTCAGGTCGTTTGTATTCTAGCCCCAAGAAATGAAAAATATCTTGCTCCGACTTAAATTGTTCAGGATTAACTAGTTGTCCTGTTGATATTTGGGTTAGTCCGTGTTCATTCATAGAATACCCAAGAGATATGGCATGATTGCGCATAACTACATTGAACCCTTTGCTACCGGTGAAATAGAGGATAGAAAAAGGAAACTCGGTGCGTGTTGCGTACAAAAAGTCAACGCGGCGATAAATGAATCCTTGGCGTCGGCCTCTATGACTTGGCAAACAAGCGATTACCAGACATTTGGATTTACCTCGTGACAATACTTCAACAATAATATTGGCGCTGATGAGTGAATCTAGGAAATGGTCAAACTCGGTTGAAGAGGGAGATGTAAAAATGACATCGATGTCGCCGGAAAATAGTGAACCGCGGCGATAACTGCCGACAATTTCCAAGGCCGTAAGCCGACTGGAGGCCGAAAGTGGACCTGCGGTCATAGGCCGACCCAAGGCTGTAAGCGGACTGGAGGCCAAAGGCCGACCCAAAACCGTAGGTTGACTGAAGGCCATAGGTTGTTGACCAATGATCCGCTCAAACTCACTCTTATATTCATCAATCTCTTGTCTAGGGATTCGTTCCAAAATATCTTCATAATACTGAAGCCCCACTTTTTGGGTCCCATTCAGTATTCCCGGATTTTGTTTCACCATTTGCCGTAATTTAGCAATTGAAGGTATGCCCAATTTCACAAGTTCTTCGGCCTTTTTCGGTCCAACGCCATAGATTTCACTAAATACACTTATTGGATGTGCTCTATATTTTTCCAATTTAGCAATTTTTCCACTCCGTACAAACTCAGCCAAGAGTTCAAAAATAGAGGAACCGATTCTCGACACCCCTTTTAGCTGATTTATGTTGGTAATATCTTCCTGGATTTCAAGCACCGATTCTTGGGCGGCAGAGTATGCGCGCTGTTTGAATGGGTTTTCGGTTTTCATCGATGCCAAATCTCCCAAAATGGCAACCAATGATTCATTGAGTCGGATTTGGGTGCTCATATATTATGGCAAATATATTTGTTTTTATTACCATAAAATGCCAAAAAAAAACAAACATCACTTTACAAAACCTTAGTCTTAGACCTTAGTCTTTGACCGAGTATTGTAGCTGAACATTCCGTTCCCAAGAGGTCTCTTGTTTTGTCGCCACGCGCGACTGGCTTCATCAAAGTCGATGTCTACATCGAGCTCGGCTTTAGGTGTATAATCCTCATCGTCGTCGTCGTTATCCAAATCGAAGAATTGGTCGATGTCTTTGTAAAATGATGGCATAGGCTTGCTTGATAAACGCTGACTTCGTCTTAAAACCTCTGGTTCTTCATCTTCAATAATATTGTTGCTGTGTTGGTTTGCGAGTCTTGTGCTTCGTCTAACGACAACCTCTGGTTCTTCATCTTCAATAATATTGTTATTGCTTGCTTTGCTTCGCTGGCTTGCGAGTCTTGTGCTTCGTCTAATGACAAACTCTGGTTCTTCATCTTCAATAATATTGTTATTGCTTGCTTTGCTTCGCTGGCTTGCGAGTCTTGTGCTTCGTCTAATGACAAACTCTGGTTCTTCATCTTCAATAATATTATTGCTGCTTGCTTTGCTTCCATTGCTTTGCTGGCTTGCATTGCTTTGCTGGCTTGCGAGTCTTGTACTTCGTCTAATGACAACTTCATTTTCATCAAGATTGCTGCTGCGCTCATTGCTTCGCTTGTTGCTTGGTCTAACGGAGTCATCGTGTTCTTCAATCTCAAAAGTGATATTGCTGCGTACATTACTTGAAAATCGTGGACTTCTTCTAACATTGTTGGTGTTGTTGTTGTTGGTAGTTTGGCTGCGAGTTAACATCTTGGAATATTGATATGTTTGTGGCATATCAACATTTATAGTTTTCAATTTTTCAGGTGCGACTTATAAGTCGCGCCCAAATAACACCTCTCCGCAAAAATGTACCATTTTTACGTCAAGCAATTTTTCAGATAGCCCCCCCCGAAGGGGGGGCTATCCAAATAACACCCTACTGATGAAACACCAAGTGTTTCATCAATACGCAATTTTTTGGGTGCGACTTATGACAATCGTCTGACACCAATAAACGATATATCCAATCTTAGTAGTATTATGGATTGGTTGTTATATTCTACGTTTTTCTTGGCACTCACATATTTGTGCGTGATAATCTACATCCGAATAAAATACCCATTTTGGTCATTTATGGATGCCAACCACAGCTACGATTGGTTCTTGCGTCGTCCCAACAGACCCATTTCTTTGCGACCATGTCGTAACAAATACGTTGTCCACAATCAAGTCAAAACTGGCTCTTCCGAAAACGAATCATTGTTTGCCGAGACTTTACAACGATATCTCATTCCATCTGACAAGATTTTATATGAATGCGAAGGCAAACACATAGAGGCGCGGATGACGGGACATAATGCGCAAATGTCGTTTTTCAGCCATCCCTTTACCGAGAAATCATGTGGTGTGATGGCGTCATATCCGGTTTTAGTCCGCTACGACGAACCAAGGACCGTAAATTACATTTCCCACATTGCCGCCCCCGATTCCGACGCGATTCAGAAACTGATTGCCACACATATTTACAACGTCCACGACAAAACTCCCGACCACTCAGCGTTCATCTTGAAAAAGGACGTGGGACGATGCGCGGGATTAAGACCCCTGGCAACATTTAGCACAAGTTTGTTTTACATGGGATCGCTGAACAAACCCAAATTGGCAAAAACGACCACGCTTGTCCAAATATACAAAGACCAGTGGAATCTGGTTGTCGACGCGATTGCCGGACTTCCCGGATTCGTCGTCGCCCTGGATATTGGTGCGATACAAGCCCGTGTGAAGGCGGGGGTCCTCTTTGTGTATGCGCTCATGTATAAAGGCGCCATGATTGCCATGTATTTTATCGAAGACGCGCATATGTTGTATGAACACGTGGCTGACCATGGAGGCAAGACGTTGCGATTGGTTGCGACTATAGCCGATAATGGGGCATTGGATAGTTCAATCACGTCGCTCATATATTCAGGATTCCAGGAAGCCTTGGCAAAAATAATCAAACAAAATGCGGACTACAAGATGTTGCTGGTAGATAGCATGGGGGCAAATCAAATGATAATCCGGCATTTAGAACAGGACCCGGAAATAATGCATTTGACAACCACCACGGGGGCATATTATTTTGTGAATTGGGCTTACCGCGATGTGTGGGAAAGTGATAAAGTGTTTATGCTGGTATAAAATGGTGGCATTTATTATTCATCGCCGTCCCAGCATAAACAAATAATATTTCACCAATAACGTAATATTATTTCGCCGAGGATTTGCTATGGGCCATTTAGCAAAAGGTTTACACCGATGGCTTATGCGGGTATTTTTATGGCAAAAGGTTTTGCTGTCAAGTTGAGTACAAAACGATTTAGAAGTATATGTAATTATATAAATGATTTCGAGCTTTTCAACACTAGGGATGATTCAGAGAAAAGCTGCGGGGGCGGCGAGTGCATCACTAAATACTGGTCAATGGGTTGCTACTGGTGTAGGATCCATCAACAATTCAGCAATTGCACAAAGTTCAGATGGAACTACTTGGAGCAAAACTGCGACAAAAGGTGGTATTACTACTTCTGGATGGGGTGTGGCCTATGGTAGAGATGGTTTCGGTAATGGACTCTGGATTGTTTGCGGTGAAGGGTCAGGTATTGCGTACAGTCCAGATGGAAATACTTGGACAGGAGCTAGTAATTCTGGTGGTATTACTTCTGGATTTGGTGTGGCATATGGAAAAGACGGAACAGGTACTGGACGTTGGGTGGCCGTCGGGAATGGCCCAATAATTGCACACAGTCCAGATGGAAATACTTGGACTGCTGCTGCGACTGTGAGTGGCGTCACTGGTAAAGGTGGTATTACTGAAGGACGTGGTGTAGCCTATGGCAAAGATAATTTAGGCGGTAATTTGTGGGTTGCCGTCGGCAAAGGCGGACTAATTGCGAAAAGCACGGATGGAAATACTTGGACTCCTGCTGCTACAAAAGGTGGTATTACTGTTCAAGGACAATATGTAGCCTATGGTAAAGATGATCTTGGTAATGGACGCTGGGTTGTTGTCGGCGGAGGGTCATTAATTGCGCATAGTTCAGATGGAAATACTTGGACCGAAGCTGCAATTGTAAGTGGCGTTGCTGGTAAAGGTGGGATTACTACTTTTGGATACAGCGTGGCTTATGGCAAAGATGGTACAGGTGCTGGACGCTGGGTTGCCGTCGGCGGAGGGTCATATATTGCGCACAGTCCAGATGGAAATACTTGGACTAAATCTGCTAATGTTGGTGGTATTGGTAGTTATGGAAGAGGAGTTGCGTATGGCCAAGATGGAACCGGTGCTGATCGCTGGGTTGTTATCGGTGCAGTCGGAGTGATTGCACACAGTCCAGATGGAAATACTTGGACAGAAGCAGCAACTGTGGATGGTGTCGCTGGTAAAGGTAGTATTACTAATGGATATGGTGTAGCATGGCGACCACCATTTGGTACTGGACAATGGGTTGCTTTTGGACAGCAAACTAGTGGTAGTGAATCAATTCTTGCGACAAGTACAAATGGAACAACTTGGACAGCTGTTACAGGAGTCAATCTTGGTGGTATCACTAGTGCGGTAGTAAGTGCAGCATATGGTGCTGGAAAATTGGTTGTTCTTGGTGGCGGTTCAATTATTGCAACAAGTACAACAAATGGAACTAGTTTGACTGCTGTTCCGCTTGCCAACCGTGGTGGTATTACTAATGGAGAAGGTGTAGCATATGGTAATGGACGTTGGGTTGTTGTTGGTTATGGCTCAGTTATTGCGTACAGTACGAGTGGAACTAGTTGGGATGCTGCTACTTCTGTCGGTGGTATTACTGAAGGAAAAGGTGTAGCATATGGTAATGGATTATGGGTTGTTGTTGGTCGGGGCTCAGTTATTGCATACAGTACAAATGGAACTAGTTGGGATGCTGTTCCTGCTGACAAACTTGGTGGTATTACTGCAGGATTTGGTGTAGCATATGCTAATGGACTCTGGGTTGTTGTTGGTGCTGGGTCAAAAATTGCGACAAGTACAAATGGAACTAGTTGGAATGAAGTTCCAGAAGCTAACCGTGGTGGTGTTGCTAATTGTTTTGGTGTAGCATATGGTAATGGACTCTGGGTTGTTGTTAGCTATTCTAACTCAATAATTGTAACAAGTACAAATGGAACTAGTTGGACTGAAGTTCCAGAAGCAAAACGTGGTGGTATTCTTACTGGAAGAGGTGTTGCTTTTATTTCATAACACCTATCAATGTATAATTATGTTTTCGCCAACCAATAAATAATTATATTTACAAAACATCTACTTCCATTACAAATCCATCGACACATTGTTTTTATCTAACACATTGCGTCATTAGTTCAAAAAAAAACGTTTGCCAACCAATTCTTATGAATATCCACATTCTTGGTTCCTACTCTAAAATAAGCATTCTTAGGTCCGTACATTTTACGGGTGTAAGAATATTATTGGCGACACATTCATATTGTCATAATTATTTCCAATAAACACACATTCGAACAATTATAATATCTACATTCATATAGACAAATTAACTAATACAAATTGTAGGAAACCCATTTGTTTAATAAATAATATTCTCAATTCAATAGAATATTATTTTACATCTTTATGTAAATAATCGGTTTATAAATCCAACGACACAATGTTCTTGTCCGATCCCTTGCGTCTTCTTCCTGATGGAACGCTTGCCCCATTCAACGAAGATACACTCACCATCGAATCATCGTCGCGATTTTCATGAATATTTACATTCTTGGTCTTGAGTCCGCTCAAAATAGAATCCAAATTGGCATTCTTAGGACCGGACATTTCTTGTCTAGGCGCCATAGGTGGTCTTCGATTAGGCGACTCGAAATTATTATTTAAGTCAATACCGGCCTCTTTGAACATTGAGCCGCGAACGGCACTAATATCGGGTCTAGAGTTATCCATCCTAGAACTTGAAGAGCTTGAAGAGCTTGAAGAGTTTGAAGAGCTTGAAGATCCATCCACCCTAGAGTTATCCACCCTAGAGCTCTTCTGGTCCGTAAATACCATTCCTGGTCTTGTCGCCGCCGCTGCTTGGCTGCGTGGGTCTACGGCCGCCGGAGGCGGCCCTTGTCGTCCCGTCGGTTCCGGGTTCACCAAATTATTGGCAAACGCAAATCCCGGGCTCTGTTGCGACATCGAGTTCACCGTCGCATTTGTAAACGCCTTCATCAACTCTGGACTCTGTCTTATCACATCATTGAACCCAGGTGTCGCCGATGACAACGCCTTATTGGTAAAACTGACCACCGCCGCGCTGAATCCCAGTCTAAGTAGGAGCGCAATCTCCGGCGCCAACTTCCCGCCCTTGTATTTCTCATGTAATTCCCCAAAAATCTCGTCATAGCTGTCAATATCATCGCTCACTTGTTCACCCCAACCATCCAAATTAACATCGAACGGATTGAACGCGGAATTGGCATACTCGATTGTGTTTACCGCCGTCATGAACCACCAACTATACAGCTTCATAGACTCCTTCTTCTTCTTGTCTTCTAGCGCGGTCTCGTATTCGTCCTCTACTTCCTCGTAGGAACTGTCGTTGTTGAAATGGACGTGGTTGCCGACGAGCCCCTTCTCCCTCCATTCATCTAGGCGTTTAATCATGGTGCGCTTCTTGCGCAGCTTCTCTCGGTCGCTCATGCGCGGCTGGACGGGGCGGTCGGGGATGTCATTGAACTTCATGAATCCGTCCCAGGTCTTGTTGGTTCCTGCGCCGGTTTCCTTGGTTGCTTGTCCGAGATTGGATGCGCCACTGGATGAAGAGGAGGCGCCAGTCTCCTTGTCGCCGCCGCCGAGTCCGAAGAAATTGCCAATTCCGCTAAACATCTTGGATTCTCCTTGAGCAGAGTTTGTTGGTGCGGGGGGCGGACCCGAAGACAAATCATTCAGTTCGTTTTCTAAACTATTAATATCGCCTAAATCAATGTTCACCGAGTTTCCGGCCGACCTTTTGCTATTATTCATCAATAATTCGATTCCACCACCAAAATTAACGGATTTACTGGTTGAAGGCGCCGGGCTATCATAATCGTCAAATTTAAGATTAACTGGTTCCAAATCGCCAACATTGATGTCAAAAGATTCCATATTTCCAAATGAATCCATGTGTTCTAATATTATTATTAAACAATGTTTATTTTTAAGTTCTCCGAGTAGTTTATTATATTTTCGCGGCGCATGAAATAGATACCTTGTAGAAAACTATCGGCGAGGTCATCCTTTTTTGTAGAGGCGTCGATAACATGCCTAAATGTAGCGAGGCCGGGATTAGCCATCATGAACTGATTACAAAAGGCTATTCCGTCGCGTTTGTGGGTTTTGTATGTATTTGCTGGGCCATTTGTTACAACACTTGTGGTCGGATCTTCACTCGGTGAACCTTCATTCTTTTTTGCTAAAGTATCTGGGACAAACCCTTTCAGTTTCCCCGCCGAGGATATAAAGTCAATGGCCAGTTGGTCGGTGCGGTCGCGCATAATGAAGTACTGCGAAACCATCCCTTGAATCGTGTTCATCCGTCCAGCAATCGGCGAAATCTGGTTCTCCAAGATGACATGGGTCAAATAATACTTGCTAAATACATGGTCGAATTGGGTCTTGATGCGTTTTCCAATTTCAACTAAATGTATTTGATTGGCGTTCTTTGACTTTGTTGCGATGAGAGGCGTTAATGTTCTCGCGGCAAAATGGGCGACCACTTTTGCTAAAATATCTGCCTTCTTGTCATTCGTTAACACTTGGATTCCATGTTTGATACATAATTCGCCGAGTTCGTCGACTTTCAGCTTCTTTAGAGCTGCTGATGACAACTCTTTTGTGGGGAGAAGTTTGCCGGAAGATTTTGCGTGGACGAGGCAATATAGGGTTTCGTTTGGCGCCGAAGGCGCTTCTTGTGCTTCGGGTCGCAGTGCTTCGCGTCGTTCCACTTCGTGTGCCTTCGGCTCTTGTCGCAGTGCTTCGGGTCGCGGTGCTTCGGGTCGCACCTTCGGTGCTTCGGGTCGCGGTGCTTCTACAAAGCTGTAGGACGCACTTTTTCCACAAACACTCCCTTTAGCATTCCTACAATTACATTTAGGTTTTTCCACAACATCTTGTTCAATGAGATTGATAATACCCCAATCACGAATAGTAAAAGGCTCGGTTGATTCTACGGGAATTGGTCGTGATGAAGCACAAAAGGGCTTAGACCCTGACTCGGAAAAGGGCTTCTGTCCTGACTCGGAAAAGGGCTTAGACCCTGACTCGGAAAAGGGTTTTTGTTCCTCTTTCATCGAAAACACACAATACGCAAGATTCTTGATACCAATATCAAAACTAACAATTGTTTTTGTTGTCATCTCAGTATTCAATAGAGGCACACTCTCTTTGTATGGTTGCCACCTCATATTTATTTTTCGGGATAAACCGTGGCAAAATCAACATAATCGGGATTCAATAAAAGAGGGTCCACCTCTATTCGACAAAGCCTGGTACAAGCAATATAAACACCAAATGTATAGGCGACCGCGCCAAACACAATAACCCCGATAATAATTGGTTCCATTTCTTGAATATACTATAACATCTTTTCTATATTTGTTTTTATGTAGAAGAGAGGGTTTCTTTTCACATCGTCTAATATAGATATTCACCAAATGCTGACACCCGTATTATCAATGTTGACATCCGAGTCATTATTGAGTCTTTACCCCATTTTTGTAAAGAAAATCGGACTGTCATTGGTTCACCAGGTTTGGACGCGGCTCTTGGCCTACGTGGCAATGTCGTCTATTTTTGTGGACTGGGGATTCATTAAGTCGGCGTTTTTCTCATCGGATGCGCTGATTCTCGCACTAATCAACCTCTCACATATCTTCTTTTCATACGAGGGATTTCGCAATTTGGATTCGGGCGTTTCATTTGCAATATTTAATACGTATCCATTGATGATAATGCTTATTGCAGGAGTGATGTGGAACAATGTGTATTTGTTGGTTCTGCTGGGACTTGCGCTGTTTGTCTTAGGTGAAGCGCGAAGCGCGACAGGGACGACAAGCGCGACAGGGACCGAAGGGACGACCAAAAGGACCGCCTCCGGCGCAATAGATACCGATTCTAACAAAACCAAAACCCAAGAATCACCTACTAATTTTATCTACGGTCTAGCCATGATATTGTTCGCTGCGCTCACAGAGGCGCTCATCTATTTCATGGTCCGGCGAATCAAAACCGACAATCATTGGAACCACGTTTTCCTCTCTTATATGATGGGGTTCATTGCGATATCCGGATATTTATTTAGTTCAGGAAACGATTTTGGCAAAACAATGTTGCCGAGAATGAGTTTAGCAATTGGTCTCAATGGATTCATTGGCTCTGTGGCATATTTCTTGCGATTTTTTGCGGCATCCAATTTGGCGGCATCCATATTTGCTCCTCTCGCGTATTTTGGGATGGTGATGTCGTATGTGTATGGAATTGTTTTCAACCAAGAAACGCTGTCGTGGGAGAAAGTGGGAGGGACACTTTGTATATTGGCGGCAAATTATTGGGCACCAAGATCTTGATCGACTGATTGACTATGTGAATCCAAGGACGTAGTAATCAAATGACGTATTTGACCTGAAGATGAATATAACAATAAACATAAAGCTACCTCTCACAAACATATAATATGTACAATGCCATCATCGAAATAAGCAAAGGTTCCAATATGAAATACGAATATGACAAGGACGCCGAGTGTCTTCGCCTAGACCGTATTCTCCATAATTCCAATGTATTCCCTTACAATTATGGATATATCCCGGGGACATTATCTGACGATGGCGACCCGCTGGATATCATCATTTTGTGTGACTATCCTATTCAGCCCGGTGCTATGGTTAGTTGTAAAATACTTGGTGGGATAATGACAACGGATGAAAGTGGGGGTGACCACAAGATTTTGGCAGTTTTATCGGACAAATGCGACCCCAAATCGGTGCATTTCACAGATGTTAATGATATTAACCCATATACACTAGAATGTATTCGATATTTTTTGGAACATTATAAAGACGGCGAAAAAAACAAGTTTATTCAGTTGGGAGAAACCTATGGACGCGAAGAGGCGTTACTAGTTATATATGACTCGGAAATATAAGTTGTCGTAAAAAATAAGATGGGATTTCCATCTTATTTTTTTTGTTTTATGTTTTTTATGTTTTGTTTTTTATGTTTTGTGTTTTGTGTTTTGTGTTATATGTTTTTATATTTTTTATGTTTTGAGGGGTTATACAGGGTTTATACAGGGTTTATACAGGGTTTATACAGGGGTTATACAAGGTTTATACAGGGTTTATACAAAAGAACTCACCTAACAATCATTAATTTTACTTGTTCAATTCAGCAAAGGTCAAATCAACTTCTACTTTGAATGCTTCAAAATCCGAAAACTGCTCATATATTTCTTCTGGACTAAGTTGTTTTTTCATAAAATATTCAACAATTTTATTAATTATGAAACTATGCCATTCCGGATGCGCAGCATATACTCTCAAGCGATATTCCTCTCGGACATTGAGAGGTTGTACCTCTATGTTATCAGAGTTGTTGGCTGAAGACCGCGTATTCATGCGAATTGGTTTGAATATTTCATCAATATGTCCCCAAGGATATTTGCGGTCTAAGAGTTCATTTGCCTTATTTACGCTTTCTTCCAATGATGCTGGGTTTTGAATCAATTCGACTATTTCTTCTACATCGAGTTCCAAAAACATTCCCGTAATTTTACCGGCGCGATATGGGTAATTCTTGGCAATCAATACGTATAATTGCTCGCCGTATTCGGTCAATGTTTGTTGGGCGACGGGTTCTTTAACACTTGCTATCGCTTTTGAATTGTTTAAAGATTCACTTCGACTAAACTCTTCGTAGTTAGAATAGTATTGGTAGCTGTCTTCGTAATTATACGCAGGAGCGGCAACCGTTGAAGCAACCGATGAAGCAACCTTTGACTTAGGTGTTTGAAGAGCCGCTTTATAAGCTGGGTTAGGAGCTGAAGCGACTGAAGCGACTGTTGAAGCTGGGTTAGGAGCTGAAGCGACTGAAGCGACTGTTGAAGCTGGGTTAGGAGCTGGGTTAGGAGCTGGAACAGCGACTGAAGCGACTGAAGCGAGTGAAGCGACTGAAGCTGAGTTAGGAGCAACCGTTGAAGCGACATTGGAAGCGACCTTAGACACCGGTCTCGGGCATTTATCAAATGTGTGATTGCGACCTTTACAATCAGTACAAACCTTCTTCAAGAGTTCGGGGCAGACCAATTCACTGGTTTGATTCGGTGTTTTGCGCGTGAAATGCGTGTTATATTGTTTTCCAACATTCTTGCAGTGTCCGCAGAAGGGGGTTCTAGCGCTCATTGTTAGTTTGTTACTTTGTTCGTTTATATTATTAACATGCTGTATATATTTTTTATGTTTCTGTAAAAATCCAGAAAAAAGATTTCAATTTTTCGCGTAGACCCATTTGGGGTCTACGTGAAAAACACCTTACCTCCAAAATATAAATATTTTGTCGTCCAGCAATTTTTTAGATATGAATCTTATAGATTCACATCTAAAAACACCTTACCATAAAAACGTGCCGTTTTTATGTCCAGCAATTTTTCACGTAGACCCCAAATGGGTCTACGTGAAAAACACCCTATATAATTTGTAATTACACATTTTCTTATTTCCCGAAGGCAGGCGCGCAGTGCCTGCCCGCCTTGTGAAACGCCCATTTTATAAAATATAAAATTGAAATAATTTACACCATTGAAGGTGTAAAATGGACCAAAAACACTTAAATATAAAACAATAATCAATAATATATTATGAATGATTATTGTTCTATTTGCTCAAAAGAATATACTTTGTCACTTTTTGCTGAAGGTGAATATTTTACAGAAGTAGATGATAAATTGTATTGTGTAAATTGTTTTGAAGATTTGGAAAACAGTATAATTTACTGCGAAAGATGTTATAAATTTGAACATAAAAATACAAATTTTGACAAAAACTTTGTAAAATCATTAGACTACAATAGTAATGTAATTTATTATCACATTAAATGTCTATTTGAAACTGAAAAATGCCGTATATGTAAAGATTATTTAAAAAATAAAGAATGTGTTGATGTCTTTGTAGATTATGATTTTAATATTGAATATCATAAAAGTTGTGTAGAAGATAAAAATAATGTTTTTAAATTTGATATATGCGAATATTGTGGTATTTCATTACGGGTAAAATGCGAGAGTTGTGAACGTAGATTTGGGGATTGTTACAACGAAGATTGTAAAAATTATGGTTATGATCAATATGAAGAATCTGGTAGATATGATGGTAATTGTAGTGCTTGTAATTGGTAAATTTGCCCATTTTAATCCCAAATCATATACGCAATTTTTTTTGAACACCCTTTTGGGAGAGGGCATCAAAAACACCCTACAATAAAAACGTATTAGACTCCATTTATTGCGTTCAATTCCGCCAACGTATTTATTCCAACAACCTCGCATCTGCGTTCATCTTCAATATTATACGTTTCTATGTCAATCCCCGCATCATAAGCCAGTCCAACAATATCCGTCAAATAATATTCGCGTTGAGCATTCACATTTTGTATGAGAGGAATAAACCGATGCGCAACTTCGCCGCGAAACCCATAAATACCACAATTGACAATTTGACACGCCCGTTCTGTATCAGAGCAATCCTTCTCTTCAACAATTTTTACAAATCGTGAGACATTCGTTTCGCTTGCGTAAATGATACGTCCATACCCCGTCGGGTCTTCCCTAAACATCGTTAGAACCCGCAATTCCGGATTTCCCACAAACATCTTGGCAATTGTTTCGCACCGAATGAGAGGCACATCTCCCGACAAAACAACAACCGAATCATCCACTGAAATATGAGGCAGACAGCACGCAATCGCATGACCAGTTCCTAGCGCCGGGTCTTGAACGACATATTCTACAACTATATCTGTATATTGCCGGATAGTCGACTCAATAATACTGCGATACTTGCCCACAACAATCAGAATACGCGCAGTTTCGCGAAATGCCTCTAATTCACGCAAAATACGAACAATCATCGGAACACCGCAGACCAAATGAACCACTTTGGGTAAATTGTTTGCATGTGTATTCATGCGTTTGCCGAGACCCCCAGCCATAATAATGATAGTTGTCTTTTTGTCCATTTGGATAATATTATAAAATGCCTCTATGTATTATTAATAAAATCTCACTGGTCATAATGATGCCACGCAATATAATCATGCTCATTCCATTCTTCCGGCGACCATTTGGTAACATTTGCCCAAACTAGTTCTCTTATTTTGACATTATCCGACCGAGTTTTCATAATATAGTGGAAATACAACTCGTATTCGGACGCCCCCGATTCAATTCCGTGTCTTAACTCCGCCTCTACACATTCCAGGAACACTTCCCAGAATCGTTTGCCTTTATGCTCCGCTTCTACTTGACCAATGATTTCCTTAACCACACTGGTCTCAAACAACATATGATGACAAATACCGGAAAGTTCATAAGTGCGTGTAAAAATAGGCGACATCCTGGCCATATGTTCAAAATATGGCGGATGATATTCCCGCGCAAAGTTGTAGAGGCATTTGCCATCGGTGGTCTCAAATACTGTGGGGTTCACAAAAAACGTGTCGGCGTCGACAACTAAATACCGTTCCATGAGTCCATCGAGATATGCCCAAGCATACATTTTAAGGAGTTGCTGGAAGTACCAGCCATTGCGGCTATTGGCGCCGTGATATACAGAGACGGTGTTTTTGGAGAAGGGGAACACGGATTCGGGGACGATAATGATAGAGGTATCGTGTAATGGGTCTATAACACTTGGGTCAAATGCCACAACATAAATACGCCGATATCCAATCACATATTTCCGCGTATGTTCGAGTTGTTGTCCAAAGCGTTTCACATCATTGGGGCCGAGAGGAATGACGACGTCAAACATTGTATAAAATAGAGACGCCCCTCTATTTCATATTTGCACTAAAATAATAATTTATCCAAGAAAATTGTTTAACATTTTAAAATTATTATCGTGTTCAACATTAACATGTATGTATTGTAGATTTTCCTCTCCAATTGCGTATGCCATAATTCTTTCATATATTCCCCCAATATGTCCAAAATGCAAAGCATTCGGCGGTTCTATTGACCAAGGATAGAGTTTCTCATACAACTGTGTGACCCAAGCCATGATTTTCTCATAAGTTTCAGTGGAAATAATATAACTATTGAAAAGCGGATATTGCTTGTCTTTGGTAAAAGGTTTTCCATAAAAGTGTTCATAATCTTGAATTATATAATCCAGCGTTTTGGGTTCATTCCACGTTTCATAACTACAGAATCTAAAGTTATATCGAGCAAAACTAAACAATGTAGGAAGTGGTGTTTGCTCTGGCATAATATACCTTTGTAAAAAACACACAATATTGTCGCGAAACTTCATGTCATACTGAAAAAAACCAACATATTTGTACGGTTTATGTAAGTTGTTTGCGTGTACGTGATAAATCGCGGAATTTTCATTGTATCCGCGCTCTTGAAATGTCTTGTCATAAATGGGTAGCTCCCATTCATTGATAACCTTGTATTTATTCGGTGTATAATATTTTTTAATAGTGGGATTTACCGATATAAATGTGAAATATGTGTACAGAATATCATCCGGTATATGTGTATAACATTCATCAAAAATATGTTTATGAAACACGACAAATAATTGAAAATCTACCATTTTAAATTATTTTGATATTGGCTTTATTATGTTTTGATTAGCTTTTGTATTTTACAATATATAATATGTATAAAATACAAAAAAAACAAATTATGAAGATTTATGAATCATGCGAATAAGCATGCGAATAAGCATTTACAGTTCATTTGCCGAGATGCCATCATCAAACACCTCCGCATCTCGTTTCGCCGCAAATTCGTCCCGTTCATATTTTATGCGCACTCCGGTCCATGCCCCCTTCTTATCATACTTGCCAAACTGCTGGTCCATCTTCACATGTACTTCCTTCGGACTCGGCGCTCCCTTTCCATAAGTACTCATATACCACACCGCAAACTCGTTGTTCAGCACAGTCTTCTTGATTTCGCCGCCCTCTTCGCGCACAACCTTCTCGCGAATAAACTCCGCAATGAAATCCTGGCTCTCCTGGTAAGCCTTGCTCGCCGACATCACAATATCGCATTCTTTCACCATTCCTCCCGTCTTATACGCGCGCTCTACAAGCATCGACATAAAAGTGAACTTCCAATATGCAAACTTGTCAACAATGGTGCCATCGACCAAGAACTGATACGGCTTATCTGGATCACCTTGAACCGGGTTCTCCGTAAAGAGCGATTCAAATGGCACAACGCGAATACGACGCCAAGTACCGTAGTCCTGACTCTTCACTTCCATCATCACGTTACTACACAAGACCAGCTTGAATTGAGGGTAATAAATCAGCGTCTTGGCCATATAAGGCGCTCGGCACTGAATCGGGTCCAAACCACTGGTCATCTGTTTGAGCGGACCTTCCAGAATCGCGTCTTTCTTAGACGGCTCCATGATGACCGCATACCGAACACCTTTGAGTTCCGCCAATTCCGCCGCGGTCCCGCCCACTTTGGCGCGGTCCTGTGTAATCACCGACAGCGGCACAACACCCTTGTATTCGCCCATGATTTCATCAATCAGCGTCGTCAGCACCGACTTGCCGTTACGACCCTCACCGATATACATGTGAAATGTCTGTTTGTCAGGAGTACCGAGCAACACCGACGCCAAATGGTCCCACATATACTCGCGCAAATCGGGTCGCGGAAACAACTTTGACATGAAGTCTTCGATTTCGGCAATGACAGTCGCGTCTTTTTTCCGGTCAATCGGTTTATAATCAATATTCGTCGATTTGCTGATATAATCCTCCGGCAAACCTTTGCGGAATATCTTCTCCTTGAAGTCCACCACGCCGTTCTCAAAACACAACAAATACGGGTTTGTATCCAACTTCTCCATGAACTGCGAATCATGAAACAACTCCTTTGCTTCCGTCATGATATTCTTCTTGTCGCCCGTGCTCATCAAACGCAAACAAATATCGCATATTTTCTCGGTTTTCTTCGTCAACTTCTTGCGCGTATCAGCAAGCGTTTCGTCGTCTTCGTCGAGCGAGTTTGCCAGCGCCGTCAGTTTCGATATTTTATTCATGTAAATATCGTAGAGCTCCGTCGAAATCGCTTTTCTCAGCGTGGTTCCAGAGTCAATCTCAGTCCAGCGATGGTTGTGGAACTTGTACCAAATGTTATGTTTGATGCTGACACACACGTATTCGTCTTTGTACAACTGTTTCAACACATTCGCAATCTGGAAATCGCCGCAAGGCTTGCTGAACTTCTTGTTCTTGTCGCCGAACTCATCCATCATCGAGTCGATGGTCTTGTCGATATAATAATCGACACTCTGGCGCCGCACTTCCTCAAACTTGGCAAATGCGTCTTGTTTCGACCAATACATGATTGACCGCCGAGTCAGAGCCACGTCGCCCTTCGACGAAAATCGCTGCCACGACACATACATATCGCCAATATCACCAAACTTGAATCCGGCCGCTTGTGCGCTGAATGCG